CGATAACGCATCTCGTTGTGTTAGGTAGATACGAGATCGATTCGGTCATATTGAATACCGCTAATCTGGTTTCGCCAAACTACCGCGAGCCGGGGTACTATAAGATCGGTTCAAACCACATACACTATACGCGGGTCATTCAATTCGACGGCGACCGGTTGCCGTTCAATTGCTACCAGGCAAACGCTAATTGGCATGGGTCCGTAGTGCAAAGATTGAATGACGCTATTGAGCCCACGCAATCGGTGATCCAGAATTGCGCCACGCTGGTTAATCAGTTGTCAACGGACGTTTTCAAAACGCCCGGTTTCTTTGCTAAACTCGCGAGCCTAGGCGAAGAGAGTGCAATGATCAAACGCTTTCAAACCGCGGCGTATATGCGTTCCAATCTCAATATGATGGTGCTAGATAGCGAGGAGGAATACGTTAGACTCGCCGCAACTCTTACCGGCTTGCCAGATACGATGTTCGCTTTCATGCGTGTTGTTAGCGGCGCGGCGGACATACCGGAAACGCGGCTATTTGGTGATAGCGCAAGCGGCCTAAACGCCACGGGGCAAGGTGATCAACGTAACTACTATGACCATGTAGCCGCGGACCAAAACACCGTCTACGGGCCTCGCTATGGTCTTATTGACCCGCTCTTGTGTCGGGCGATATGGGGCGGCGTACCCGAGGGCTTCCGATCGCAGTTTGAACCGCTTTGGCAAATGTCGGATAGCGAGCGCGCGGAAGTGGAATTGAAGCGGGCGCAACGCGATACCGCCTATCTAACCGCGGAAGTCGTAACGCCCGCGATCGTTGCGCGACAGTTGCAAGAAGACGAGACCTATACCGCGATTGATGAAGAGTACATAGACGCTCTTGAGAGTTACAAAGAACCCGAACCGGTCGCACCGGTTTCAACGAAAGAGGTTTGACAATGACCAGCCTGATTAATGATGTTGCGATCGTTGCGGCTCCTAGCGACGGGCTTAATCTGCCCGATGATAACGGGATCGTTCGTGGTGATTCCGCGGGCATGTGTTTCCAGGTTTACGCAAAGGGCGGCTTGTCCGAAGCGTCCGCCAATCGCACGATTACCGTAACTTTCCAGGGCAGTAACGGCGTACTAGTTGGCGGTGTGCTTCGGTGGGTCAATCTCAGTGTCGGATTTGATCTCACGACGGGCGAGGAAACTAGTTCCTGGTCGTCCATTGGCGCGACGGTGTTGGACGCGCTTATTGATTTCGAGGGGTATCGCTTCGAGCGCATCCGTTTGCACTACGCTTTTGACGCGGCGCCCGCTGTCGCAACGCCCGGCGCGCTTGTTGCGTCCTATACGCGGGAGTAACGGAAAATGAGATCTAGAAAATACAATGACCAGCGCCAAATCGTTTGGGCGGCGTCCGACGTCGCCACGCAGATCGTTTCCCCAACGAAACGGTTTTTTCAGATCGTTGATCCGCTCGTCGGCATCGCGACCATGTTCTGCATGGTGCTCCCGGACGCGCGAACGATCCGCTTGGGTACACCGTTCATTTTCGAAAACGCATCGTCGAATTTCGTTGGTGTCTACAACGCGGATCTCACGACGTTTCACCGGCTCATGCCGCGCGGCACGCTGACATGTACGCTGAAAACTCAGGCGACGGCAAGCGGCACGTGGGGATCGATGGTCCACGATCCCGCCGTGGGCAATCCGGCGTTTGGATTGAGTAGTTTCGTAGATTTTACAGGGACAATGTCCAGTAACACATGTTATGACGGGGAAGGATACATTGGTGCTGCGGGTGGGGCGGGCTCCGGCATCATAATTGATGGTACGTTCCACGCGGCAGGCAGTCAGGGCATCGCAAAATACACACCCGCGGCTAATGCGACCGGATGGGCGCTCCATTACAGTGGTCCGCGGAAACATGGGCTCGGTTGTCGAGCATTCGAGGGGCGCGTGAGCGTGTATGGTTTATCGACCGCCGCTGAGGAGTATATTGTAAGATTTGGTTTCGGTGACAATATCACGGGTGGGGCACATACGGAGGGCTGTTATTTAATATATGATCGGTATAATGGCGGTGGCGCAGCGCAGCCGAATTGGATGATCCGGCATGTAAAAACGGCAGGTGGGGCCGGTACATCAACTGCGAATTCAAATATTGCCGTTACCGCCGATACAGGGGATCTGAAACAAAAACTGCGCTTAGAGATTAACTCCTCGGGCAATAGGGTTGATTACTTCATCGATAACGTGCAAGCCAGCGTCGCCGGAGGAGTTACGGCGAATATTCCGACAGTCAACTCAGTACAGTTGAGAAATATAATCGGGCACACAAATTCGGCGTACACCACAACTACAAATTACACACTGGCGGATTATCTTCGCCAACAATCCTACCCGACCACACCGAGGTAACGATTATGGGCAAACTCAGCGCAGAAAAACAAGCCGCCCTCGATGCGTGGGCAACCGCCGCAGCCAAGGGTACGGACGCGAAAGCGGAGATCAACGCGACGACTGGCGCGGTCACGAAGCCGAGTCAGATCGAGGCCATGATGCAAGCGCTCCAAGGCGAACTGACCGAGTCGGCTCTTGATGCCGCGATGGCGAAGGCGAACCCGAAATACGGCGCGGAAATTGCAAAGGAGGGAAAGCCGATCGGCGACATAGAAACGGAGGGAAAAGATCTAGATGGATAAAGAGCCCAAACGATTTGACCAAATGATTAAGATCCTTTTAGTGGTCTTGTTCCTTTGGTTTCTATTTAATTTATTCTGCCGCCCAGCGGGATCGGCCGAAAGCGATCTTTCGTTTGAGTGGTCGCAACCGCGCGAGGTTTACGCTGCGAAATTGGATCGATTTCTCATTGTCTATTTTGAGAAGTGTTCGCCGCGCAAATTGAACAACGCGCGCAAGTTGGCGTCGATCGTATTGGACGCCGCAGAACGGCATAACGTGAATCCCGCGTTAATCGCTTCGATCGTGTCGCATGAATCGACGTGGGATTATGCCGCGATCGGCGCGCTTGGCGAAGTTGGATTGATGCAAGTAAATAACAAAACGCTTGGACAAGATCCCGCCGAGCAGTTAGACGCGGGGATCGAAATGCTTAAAGCGTCTTATGAGCGCTGCGGTTCGGTAATCGGCGCGGTGTCGTATTACGCAACGGGGCATACTTGCAAACCTTACCGCGGCGCCGAATTGCGGATCGCGCTTGCTAAGAAAATCGAGGCACTATGAAACCTAGTACGAACGCGGCTATTAAATTACTTGTCTTTACGTTCGCCGCAATCGCACTTGCCGCGTTGCTCGTATGGATTTTGCCTAGCTGTTCTAGCGCGCCCGCGCGCGTAAGCAATCCCGCCGCGATCTATGATCTCAGTGCCGCCGAATACAACGCCGCTGAAAACCATTTCGCGGGCGCGTCCGTTGTGCTGCCCGCGGTCTATTGGGATGACGCCCGTTGTCAAACGCTTTTGGATCAACGCGATGCGTTCGCATTGGTCGCTACAATCGCGGGCGGGCTCGCGGGCGCGGGCGGTGTGTCCACGGCAGTCACTGATAAAGACGTGCCACAGCGGGCGCTTGGTCTCTCGTCTCTAGTTGCGGGCGCGTTGTCCGCCGGTTTCGCTGGCGCGGCCACGTCGAAAACCAGGCGCTTTGAAACGTATTGTAACACAACGCCCGCGGCGCCCGTTGTGATAGACCTTGAACCGATGCCCTCCGAGTGGGAAGCGGACGCGGGCGCCGATGCCAATTAATCTAAATAAACTGAAATCCGTTTTGAAGCGGGGCAGTCGGGGGGTCAAGGGCATCAAGCCGAACAAGGCTATTGAATTGCGCTACCGTAAAACCCTGCTTTCCCTAGTGCGTGAAATCGGCGCGTTCAATCTCAAATTCATTAAATCACTTGACGGGCTTGTGAAAGATTCGAAATTCACGGATTACAATTCGTTATTCGACAAACAGTTTTCCGGGCGCATTGATTCGCTTTCGAAAGACTATGCGGAAAAGTACATTGGTCAATCGGACGCGGAACACAAGAAAGCGTTTATCCGTGAAATCAATTCGAAGATCGGCGTTAATCTTACTTCTATTTTGCGGGATAATTCTAATCGTGTCGGGCGCGTTGTTAGTCATCGCATCAAAGAAAATTCAGATCTCATTGTGTCGCTTGCCGGGGATTATAAAGAGCAAGCGCGCGAAGCGATACACCAAACGCTAATCAATGGCGACACGTCCGAAACGCTCCGCGCCAAATTGGAACACATCGAAGGTGTGTCCGAATCGCGCGCGGAGTTGATAGCGCGCGACCAAACGCAGAAAGTTTGCAGCGAATTAAACGGCGCGCGTCAACAGGATATTGGAGTAACGCGTTATATTTGGAGTGGGATCGATGACGGGCGCGAACGCGATACGCACATTGAAAACAACGGTAAGACGTTTGATTGGAATTCGCCGCCCGCGGAAACGGGGCATCCGGGCGAAGATATACAATGCCGTTGTACCGCCGATCCCGATCTGTCCAATCTGATAGAGACTCTAAGCAATTTACCCGATGAATAGCGAAACGCCGCGCCCGATCAAACAATCAAGCGCGGCGCTTCAATCCGCCAACAACGGATAAGTGGACCCGGCGGGAATTGAACCCGCGTCCGAAAGGGTCAAGAATTCAAATCGACGCGCGTAATCTGCAACGAACAAAGCGCCTATTTAGTGGCGTAGGCTATTCGCCATTTCGATCGTTAGGCCGCAATGCGATCGATCATCTCAGGGCGCGGCGTTTTAAAGAGCGGAATCACGTTTTCGTTTTTCGCAGTTGTTTTGCCCGATCGTTTTTAACGCGGTCAACCGGCAACCCGCGGCGCGCATGAATTCTATCTCTCCTCCCGTCGAAACCATTACGAGCCCACAGACAGTATGAACCCGCTCGCTCGTGGTGTCAAATCTTTTTTGATCTATTTCCTTGCACTTGCCATACCATACCATATATTACCATACATGACCGCGATCCGAGATTCGATAACCTTAGAGACACAGAGGCGCCGCACCCCCGAGGGCTTCTTGTGCGCCCCCGCGGTCATAGGGCGCGCGGGCGTGCTCGTCTATCAGCCCACGGACGGCGCGGTCGCTAGCGCGCCCGCTGCGCTTCTAGGGGCGGGGCGCCCGATCCGCGTGCTCCGTCCCGCGTCCGAAGTGTTCGCCGCGGGTAGCATGGCGAGCTTCGCGGGGCGCCCGGTAACTAATGAGCATTCCGCGGCCAAAGTTACGCCGCACAATTTCCGCGATCACATTGTCGGAATTACTGGATCGGCCGTTGTCCAAGATGGAAACGATTTACGCGCCGATCTCACGATATACGACGCCGCAATGATTGACGCGATCACAGCGGGTAAATGCCAGTTATCGCAAGGATATGACGCCCAAACCGATTGGACGCCCGGAAGCGATCCGCAGTTTGGAGCGTTTGATGGTTCGTTCTCGCACATCGTTGGAAATCATGTAGCAATTACGGACGCGGGCCGTAGTGGTCCCGGTGTCCGAATACTCGACAGTAAACTAAACGAAGGGGTTACAATGGCAAAGCGTAATTTTAATGGAGTCGAGATCGAGATTCCCGATACCGTTGTGGGCGTCGTGGATTCTTATCTCGCAACGGCTACTAAGACCGCGGCGGATCTTAGTGAGGCTACGGGCAAGATTGCCGCAATGGAGAAGACGATCGCGGATAGCAAAACCGAGATCGCGCGCGTTACCGATTCGGCGTATATCGACGGCAGGGTTAAAGAGCGCGCCGCACTTGTTGACGCCGCGAAGCGCATTACGCCCGCGGTTGTTTGCGACGGGCTCACGGACGACGCGATCCGCGCTGCGGTTGTGCTCGCCAAGGGCATTACGGTTGATGGGGTTGATGCAACGCGCGGTGCTTTTCTGGCGCTTGCGTCCGCACCTGTTGATTCGACTTCCGCTCGCCAGATTGCCGATTCACTGAGCGCGGGCACGGGTCGTAAGAGCGCGGAGGATCTTTACAATGAAGCGCGCAATGCCGTCATTGCGAACGCGAACAAAGGGAGCAAGTAAAAATGACTAGGGCTACAAGCTACGCCGCACCGACGATCGGTGCTAACGGACTTCTTGGGGATGATAACCCCGCGTTTACTATTTCCCGCGCTGTTGAGACGTCCGCGGGCATCGGTTTCGGTTGCGTCGTTGGACGCGGCACGGATCGAAACAAGCAGGTTACGATCGGTGGTTCGACTCCGATCGGTATTGTGTGCCGCACTAGGGACACTCAGAGTCAGGCTGAGACCGTGCTTTTGTATGAAGAGGCGAAGA